ACCAGTTGTAGAATTTTCAACTGACTATGACATGGGACCTCTTTTTAATAAGACCGATTATTATAATTTACTTGAAGCTTACCTTGAAAATGTATTCTACCTTCATGGTGATCCATTAATCTGGGATAACCTTTCAGGCAGTATGTCAGAAGAAGGCAAAGAAAAGCATAAAGAAGGGCGTTTTAAAGAGCAAAGTGTTTGGCACCTAAATAACCCTGATGCTCAAATGCAATACTTAGAAATGTCAGGCAATGTAGCTGAACTGATGCTTAAGAAGCAGGAAGATATCAAAAAGAACATATCTAATGACTATCCAGAATATGTGCTTTCTACTCTATTAAGCAATGGAGATCCTTCAGGTGATGCATTAAAGATTAAGTCAATCGAGATAGAAGCTAAGGTTGGCAGCTTAAGAGGTGATTTGGAGACAGGTATAGTTACGATTGATAATATGGCTCTTCAGATGCTGGGTAAATCAACAGTGCAGCATGGTATTGGTTTTGGAGGAATACTCCCAGACTCAGTTAAGCAACTATTAGATTTAGTGAAAGGGTTAAGAGAGATTAATTTCATTTCCAGAGAAACAGGAATGGAGAAATTCCCTGATTTAATACCTGATCCCGAAAAAGAGAATAAAAGGATTAAAGCAGAAAGAAATGAAATCAGAGAAGAAATAGATCGTGAGTTGAATACTCATGTTGATTCATAAAATAGAAAACAGACTAGATGAAGAAGAATATGCAGATAAGTATATCAGGCAGTTAGAGCAAACAATTGAAAGTATTGATAATGACATAATGAAAATTTTTAAGAAGGCTAATAAAAAAGGCCAGTGGTCCAATGCTGAGATGGCAAAGTATAACCGGAAAGAAAAGTTAAGAAAACAGATCAGAAATCAGGTTAAACAGTATAAAAAAAGTTTTATTGGTGATTATAGAGATGATCTTGCTGCTATGTACAAAAAAGAAGCTCTCTTTACCCAGGACCTGCTTAAAGATGTACCGACATTAGAGATAAGCGATCAGTTTGATGATTCGGTTCAGATTAAGGGCAAGACAATGACTGAATACATTAGCAAGTACAGCACTGATTTAGCCTTTAGAATAGAACAAGAAACTTTTGAGTCGATTGCATTTGGTGAAAATCCTAATAAAACCAGTCGCAGATTATATGGAATAAGCGACCAGATGGGTAAAAACAGAGTTGATGCTACAACACGTAGCTGGATGAATGCTATTTTTAACCAGGCTAATCTTGATGTCTATCAGCAGGGTGGGATAGAAAAGGTAAGATACCTTGCAACATTAGATGCAGTTACCTGTCCGGTTTGTTCAGCTGATCATAATAAAGTAATGACAATTGATGAAGTTATATTGTTACCCAGACATCCATTTTGCAGATGTGCTTATAGTCCTTATATAAATACTGAGCTTACTGGCCCGGCTACTGGTTATGATGAGTGGTTATTAGATGGTCGAAGGAGTCCAGAACAGCTGCAGGTAGTCTTAAATAGAACTAAGAGGTTTATGAGAGCTGGAAGGATTAAGAAGAAGGAAGGGCAAAGGTTGTTGGGTATTATTGGTGCTGCTATGAAGAATGCAGGTTAAGGAGGATAAAATGGCAAAATATCGAAAAAAACCAGTTGTAATTGAGGCTGTTGAATGGAATGGGGCTAATAGTTTAATTACTGAAACTTTTATGAAAGATTGTAAGGGTGCTTATATTGATTACAGCAACAAAAAATTAGGGGAAGTTGTCATACCTACTTTAGAAGGGGTAATGAGGGCTAATGTTGGAGACTATATTATCAAAGGCGTAAACGGTGAATTTTATCCGTGCAAGCCCGATATATTCCATAAAACTTATGAAAAAGTGAAGGAGGCAGAGTAAATGCCAGATAAGAAAACTATTATATTAGATTTTGATGGTGTTATTCACAGTTATAAATCAGGCTGGCAGGGTGCTGATGTTATACCAGACCCACCAGTTGAGAATGTAGATAGCGCAATACAATTACTTAGAAAAGACTTTGAAGTTGTTGTTCATTCTTCTCGTTGCCACCAGGAGGGCGGACTGGAAGCAATTGAAGATTGGTTAATCGAACATGAGATTGAGGTTGATGATGTAGTTAGGGAAAAGGTTCCTGCTGTAGCAATAGTAGATGACAGAGGAATTAATTTTGGTGGCCAGTGGAATGAGAAAGTAGTAAATGAAATTAAAAACTTTAAACCATGGACTGAAAACTAACACCTTAGAGGTTGTTTTTTTAATTAAAGGTGGTGATTTATTGAATATATTCCAACTTTTATTGATAGGTCATTTATTGGGCGACTGGTTGTTCCAAAGTAATCAAATGGCTGTGAATAAAACAAGTGATAAAACTATTTTATTTGTTCACAGCTTAGTTTATGCTTTATTTGTTAGTTGGATGATGCTTTTTGTCAGCTGGTACGCTGTGATAATAACTTTTATTATATGCCTAATAACTCATATTTTATTAGATAATAGAAAATTTGTGATCTGGTGGATTAAAAATATAAAACGCGATAAAAAACAGCCTCAATGGCTGGTATTTGTTTTAGACCAGTGCTTTCATTTGATAGTTTTAGCAATCATTGCATTGCTGATTTAATTCCGGCGATTTAGAAGGAACGGGCTATTTTAGACGGGCTGACTAATGAAGACGGAATAATGAATATAAAATACTAAAATTAACCGGCGATACTGAGAGAACTCTTAATCATTAAGTGGTCTCGAAAATGTAGAAGACGGTAGAGGAGTGAATATTAACTATGTGGATTAATGGAAGATTTGTACCTATGTTTATGTTGGATGCTGATGGTGGAGCTAACCCTCAGGGTGGTTCTGCTGGAGGAGATGAAGGTGGAGAAGATTCCAACCCCGAAGGAGACGAGGGTGGAGATGAAGGCTCAACCGGTGATGATGAAAATTTAACTGAAGATGAAAAACTGCAAGCAAAGATTGAAAAAATAAAAGAAGAAAACAAAAAAGATCTTGATCGTTATCGCAATAAAGTTGGCAAGTTAGAAAAAAAGCTGAAAAAGATGGAGCAGGAAACAATGTCAGAGGAAGAAAAGCTTGAAGCAAAGCAGAAGGAGCTCCAGGATAAAGAAAATGAGCTTAGAAAAAAGGAGCTCAGAGCTCATAAGGCAGAGAAAGTTGCTGAAAGTGAGCTTAATAAAGAGCTTGCTGAGTTTATCGATGTTGACCAGATGCACCAGGTAAACCCGGAACTTGCTGAAGCTGATGTTGAAGAGAGAATTGAAAGTATGAAAGCTGCTCAGGATGCTATTAAAGATGCAGTTATTAAAGAGCTGCAAGAAGGCGGCTCTGTACTTGATGGAATTAATGGGGGCAGCAAAAAGAAAGGTAAAGGCGGTTTCGGTAAAAAATTAGCTCAAAGCGGAACTGAAACTGATGCTGATGCTGAAAAAGCCCAAAGTCATTACTTTGGAGATAATTAATATTATTAAATAATTAAGGATGGTGAAAATTAATGAAATATACTCAGGTTGATTATTCGAACAGAGAAGAAGTTTTAAAGTTTCCTGATCATTATGTTGCTGTAGCTGTAACTGTTGATGATACAAATGTTGCTGCTAATGCAGAAGGTAAAAAGATATTACCTGCGGGTAGTCCTATTGGTGGTGTTGGGGGAGCAACTCTCGAAGATGAAAGTTTAAAAGTAGAAAAGAAAAACACTCAAGGGGCTGCAACAGGGGCTACTGGAGCTGGCGTTGATGTAGAAGGCGTCTTGTTAAATGATGTTGATGTGACTCATGGCCCGGCCGGTGGAGCTATGCTTATCCACGGTTTTGTGGACCCAAGCAAGCTTCCAGAAGCTCTTGTTGCTGATGTAATAAGTAATCTAACTGATCTAATAAGTTTAGTTGAGTAAAAAAAATTAATTAAAACGGAAGGGTGAAAACTATGCCAAGCATTTATGATTTTGCAAATGCAGAAGAAATAGCTAGTTATTATAAAGAAAAACAATCGAACTCAATCCCTTATCTGGGTAGAGCACTATTCCCCAGACAGAAACAGCTGGGATTGGATTTAAAATGGATTAAAGGAGCAGGAGGTCTTCCTGTAGCGTTAACACCTTCAAACTTTGATGCTAAGCCAACTCTAAGAGACAGAATTGGTTTTAGTGAAATTGAAACTGAAATGCCATTCTTTAGAGAGTCAATGAGAATCGGCGAGAAAGACAGACAGGATATCAATAACTTAATGGCTGCCAGAAACAGCGAATTAATTCAGCCAATGCTGAGAAACATCTTTGATGATGCAGCTGGCCTGGTTAGTGGTGCTGAAGTACAGGCAGAAAGAATGAGAATGCAGTTAATCTCAACTTTTGGTGTTAGTATTGAAGCGAACAGAAAGGCCTATACTTATGATTATGATCCTAATAATGATCTAACTAATCATATAGAAACATTGGCCGGCACTGATATGTGGTCTGATACTGCAGCGTCTAATCCTGTTGAAGATATTCAGTCTGCTCAGGACACAATCGAAGAAGAAACGGGAGAAAGACCTACCAGAGCGGTTTGTACTCGTAAAACATGGAATTATTTAATTCAGAACGAAAGCATCAGAGGAGATATTATTGCTAATGGTTATGCCAGTGGCGGTAATTTAATTATGACTGACGAGATTATGAGAAATTATCTCTCTAATAAGCTTGGTTTGACTGTTACAGTTTACAATAAAAAGTATTCTAAAACAGTTAAAAATCAGTCTGGAAACTTATTTTTCCCTGATGATGTATTCTCACTATTACCTACAGGAACTTTAGGTAATACTTATTACGGTACTACTCCAGAAGAATCTGATCTTATGACTGGTAACAGTAATGCAGATGTTCAAATTGTTGATACCGGTATTGCGGTTACTACAGAGCTTGAAACAACTCCTGTAAATGTTAAAACTACTGTTTCTGGAATTGTACTGCCAAGTTTCGAAAGAATAGATCAGGTCTATGTGCTTAATGTGCATACTGCTTAATTAAATAAAATAAAATTAATCAATAGGGCCTAGAAATGGGCCCTATTAAAGAAAAGGGGTGCGATTAATGAGTAAAAAAGTGAAAGTAAAGTTATCTCAAAAAGTTAAATATAACGGCAATCGACATAGAGCTGGTTCTGAAATAGAAATTTCCGAAAAAGATGTTGAGTTTTTCAAAGAGAATGAGTTAGCTTCTGAAGTTATAGGAGAGGTTGAGAAAGAAGAATCTCCTAAAGGGCCAGCAGACTCAAAAGAGCCCGAAGAAAAACCATTAGAAGAAATGACAGTAGCTGAGTTGATGGATGTTGCTCAGGAGATAGACCTGGAAGGCCGAAGTAGCCTGAGGAATGATAAAGATGAACTGCTTGCTGCAGTTAAGAAAGCTCTTGCTGAAAAAGATGGTGAATAAAGATGGTTGAGTATGCCACATTAAATGAAGTTAAAGATTATTTAGAAATACCTCAGGAAATGGATAATTATAATAGCAAGCTTGAAATGCTTTTAGCTGCAGGTAACTCTAAATGCGAAAAGATAACCGGTGAATCAACTACAGATCCAGTGTTAAAAGTCAGCGTCTGCAAATATGTTGATTTTAACTTTTCCAGAAAAACCGGAGCTGAATCAGAATCTGATGACGATTCTAGCGTTAAGTATAATGTTAAAAATCAGTTTGGACAGTTTTCTGATGTCCCGGCAGAGGTTATGACCATCTGGGAAGACTATGTAGATGAAGAAGATGAGGAAGGTTCAGGCTCAACTATTTCTGTAGATATGATATGAGGTGGATTAAATGGACTATAAGCATGTAAAGGTAACCAGGCGGGTTAATAATGAAAGTGATAGCTCAGGCTCTGATTATAATTTTGACGATGGAACCGGCACTGATCCAACCTTTGAAACTATTATAGAAAATTATCCCTGCAAAATAGTTGAGAATGCAGCCTCTTATAATACATCTGAACAGGGAGAGTCTTACACCGGCAGTGCTTATCTTATAGGTATGATGACAAATAAGCTAAAAGAAGGCGATATTATAGACGGTCAGTATAAAACTGTTGGTCCAATAAGAAAGCCTTTTAACAGGAAAATTAAATGCAGCTTAG